GCAAATTGTTTATACATGAGGTATGTTTATCATATCCTTAATCCTAGGGGTACAGGTGCTACAGATTTTAGATCCAATGTTAGATTAATAACTTATGGAGATGATAACACATTATCTTCAAAAGTTGATTGGTTTAACCATACTACTATTTCTGAATGTTTAAAAAAAGAACTTGGTATAGTGTATACTATGGCTGATAAAGAAGCTGATAGTATACCTTTTATATCACTTAATGAAGCATCTTTTTTAAAAAGATCTTGGAGATATGATTCGGATATAGGTCATTATATGGCCAAATTAGATCACCAATCTATAGTTAAAATGCTAACAATTTGGAATGAATCTAAAAGTATTTCCCATGACGAACAAGCTTTAGCCACTATTGAATCTGCTTACAGAGAATATTTTTACTATGGTAAACACATATTTGAAGAGAAGAGAATATTATTGTTAAAAGCTATTACAGATAATAACTTACATTATTTACTCAAGAAAAGAGAATTACCGACTTGGGAAGAATTGGTAGAACAATATTGGTTAAATTCAAGTGCTGATGATAATCAAGAGTTCTCATCTTTATTGTATAATATAAAACCAAATGTCCATCCCCCCCACTTTTAATGCTACAAAATGAATAATACAATCGACCGTAGCGCACACGACCAAAATAAAGGTAACCCTACCTCAGTTACCTCTGCAGCACATGAAACCATGTGTATAAATGAAGGGATTACTTCCTTCTTTGATGCAGATCCTGGATTTACAACGACAGTAAATTCAGAGCCAGATGCCACTTTTAATGTGGGTGGCACTTCTCAAACCGATCTTAAAGATTGGTTATCTAGACCTGTAGAAATCTTCAGTTGGAATGATGTTACAGGTTCAAATACTAAAAGACAATTTAACCCTTGGGCTTTATTTTTTAACAATTCATCTGTTAAAAATAAGATAGAAAATTATGCTCTTTTAAGATGTAAATTACATGTTAAAATAGTAGTCAATGCTTCACCAACATTTTGGGGTCTTGGTGTATTAGGTTATAAACCTCTCACCAATCTCCTTGCTGGTTCAATGCTTGATAGTGATTATTTTCACTTATCTCAAAATCCTCATATTTATACTAATCCAACTAATAGTCAAGGTGGTTGCTTATGCTTACCATTTTTCTATTATAATAATTGGTTAAATATTGGTTCTCTTGAAGAATTTAATAATATGGGGACATGTTACTTTTCGTATTTATCTTATTTAACATCATCTAATACGTTTGATTCCAATGGCATAGAATATAAAGTTTATGCTTGGGCATCAGATGTACAACTCGCACAATCTACCACAGGATTAGCTCTTCAAGCTGCTAATGAATATGCTACTGGACCAGTATCTCTAATGGCTTCTTCAGTTGCTAATGTTGCTGGTAGATTAAAGGGTGTTTCATGGTTAGCACCTTATGCTAAAGCAACCGAGATAACTGCTACTGCAGTTGGTAAAGTTGCACATATCTTTGGATTTTCTAGACCTACTGTTATTGATAATCCAAGAAATGTCAAGAATTCACCTTTTGGTCATTTAGCTAACTGTGGTACTCATGAATTAAACGATAGATTATGTGTTGATCCAAAGAATGAACTTTGTGTTGATTCTAGAACTGTCGGTTTAGATGGTTCTGATGAGATGACAGTTTCATCAATTGTTACTAGAGAATGTTTAATCAGTTTTAATGATATATTACCAACTAACGTGTCTGGAGATTTGTTATTTTCCATGCCTGTTTCACCTCAGGTTTATTGGATAGATAACGTACCTTCTCCACTAGCATTTGGAGCCTTACCTTTTAGGTACTGGCGTGGTGATATTATTGTTAGAATTGTTGTTAGCGCATCTTCTTTTCATAGAGGTAGAATTCTAATTCAATGGGATCCTTCCACTGATTTAGCAGCAGCAGCTCCTGTTAATACTGTTCCTAGTGAAATATTAGATCTTTCCGTTACAAGGGATATTGAATTTCGTATTCCTTATGCAGCTAGATCCCCTTGGCTTAAAGTCAAGGAATCTTTTTTAAAGAATCATAGTATTATACTTCCATCAACTCATGATCCTGATTATGAAAATGGTACATTACTTGTTTCATTATTGAATCCAGTGAGAACTATTAATAACTCAACTGAGCCTGTTAGAATCGCTTTCTTTATTAGAGGTGCAGATAATTTAGAATTTGCATGTCCAATAGATTTGCCTGATAAGCTCTCTACTGTTACTAATGGTTTTTCATTACAATCTGACGACAAATTTGTATTACAATCAGATGAACAACCTGATTTTGCTGCTGAAGCAGATTTTTCACCGTTAGGATCAAACACTCAAGATATTATATCTTCTAATTCTGTTAATGAGGATGCTATGCCTATGGTTTGCATGGGTGAAGCTATCACTTCGTTTAGAACACTTCTTAAAAGATATAATTTCAACAGAACACAATTATTTGAAATTGGTTCTGGAACATCAGACAATGGTTTATGCGGTATTTATACTTCAACTATTGCTCGTTGGCCTTTACCTTATGGTCAGGTTGATGATGGTATAGATGAATTTACCACTGGTGTTGGTAATATTGCTAAATTGACTCTCTTCAATTACTTACAAGGTGCCTTTGTAGGTATGAGAGGAAGTTCCAGATGGAAAATTAATCATTTTAGTGATACAGCTATTGGTGAAATTTCTGTTGCTCGTAGTTTCACCAGTAGAACCGTTAATGGTTATAGTGAACGCTATAATGCTGGTTATCAAGCTACACTCTCCATTTCCGAACTTAAAGACCTTATGCTGCCAACATATGCTAACATAGGTTACACATTAACAAATCCTGAAACTCAAACTGGTATTGAAGTTGATATTCCACAATATTCAAGGTATAGATTTATACCCGCTTCTCCATATAGTTTAACTTTAGGTAGCTTACTAGATACTCCAACTGATTCAGTATCTGTTACAGCTTTTTCTGCACTTAATCAAAATTTTGATCGCTTTAGAACAACATATCACCATGCAGTAGGTGATGATTTTTCATTCTTCTTCTTTCTTCAAGCACCAAGATTTTATACCGACACTTTATTTCCAGCTCCTCTTCCTTAATGAGGTTGCTGAAATACACTCTTAGGCACAATTTTTATAATTTAGCACCTGGATTAGCCAGGTGTAGAGTACTTTTTATAAAGTATTCATTTATAAGATACAGACTTAATATATAC